GCTCAACAGGCTCAGGTTATGGCTCCTCAAGTGAGCCAAGCTGCTCAAGGTTTATTTAATTTAGGTCAAGGCTATCTTGCTCAGACACCTCAAGCTGCTGCACAGCAGTTTATGTCTCTACAGCAGCAGTTGCTTGCTCCGGGCCGTGAACTAGAGCTTTCACAGTTAACAAATAAAGAGTTGCAACGTGGTGCTTTAGGTTTGTCTACTGGCGCTACTCAGGCAGGCTATCAAGCAGGTGCTCCGGGCTTAGCAGCATCTAATCCTCGCTTTGCAGCTTTGTATAATGCTCGTGCTCTTCAGGATGCTCAGTTGGCTTCTCAGGCTCAGCAGGCAGGCATGCAGCAAGCTCAGTTTGGTCAAGGCCTCTTGAGCAATGCTCTAGGTTTACAAGGCCAAGGCTATAATCTTCAAACACAAGCTCTTGCACCTTTTACTAACTATTTGGCAAGTGCTGGCAACATTGAGAATATGGGTCTTCAAGCCCTTACTCAAGGCACAGGCTTAGGAAGTGCTATTACTGCAGGCGCTACTAATGCTGCAGCAATTCAGCAACAAGCTGCTAATCAAGCTGCTGCTTTGGCTGCTAGCCGTAATCAAGCCGCTATTGGTGGTTTGTCTGATCCTGTGGCTGCTTTGATTGGTCAATTAACAGGTGCTGCTCGTCCTAATGCAAGCACTGTTGGTTACATGGGCGCTGATCGTGGCCTATACTTCTAAGGAATAACATAAATGGCAACACCTCAACCTCAATTATTTGGCGCTACTATGGATCCTGAGCAAATGGCAGAAGCTAAGGCTTTGCAGTTCTCTCAGATGTCTCCACAGCAGCAGATGCAATACAACATCTATCGTAATGTTAATCGTTTAGGTCGTGGTGTTGCCGGACTGTTAGGCGCTGATGTAGAAGATCCTACGATGAAGAAGGCTTCTCAACTCCGTCAGTTAGCTTCTCAGTTCGATACGACTACCGCTGAAGGTATGATGCAGTATGCTAAGGCTTTGCAGCGTGTTAACCCTGCGTTGGCACAGCAGGCTGCTACTAAGTCAAGAGAGATGGCACTGACTGAGGCTAAGATTGGTGCAGAGAAAGCCTTAACAACTCAACGTGAACGTGAAAAAGAAGGTGTCGATCCTAAACAACAGTTTATTAGATCACAGGCAGATAAGTACACTCCACAAAGTCTTCAAAGATTTAGTGAAACTGGACGGTATCAGGATCTTGAACTGATAACTAAGGCTGACAAAGGAGTAAAACCTCCCGCTGACTTCTTAGCTGTGGCTGTTGAACTCGGCTATGGTGAGAAAAACAACATTGGTGACTACAGTGCTCCTGAAGTTAAAGCTATCAACCAGACTTTGCTAGATCGTTCTACTAAAAAGGCAGCAGCAGGAGCTTCTAGTGTTCAAGTTGGCATTCCTGGCTTAGATAAGCCCCAAGATATCTTAAACTTTAGAGACAAACTGAACTCTACTGTAAAGCCTTATCGTGATAGCATCAACGCTGCTGACAATGCTATTAGTCTTCTCAATGAAGGCATGAAGACCAGCAACTTTGCTGCTGTTGCTGCTGCACAGCGGGGTCTTGCTAAAGCTGCTGGAGAGACTCAAATCAGTAGTGCTGACGTTAAGGCATTTGGTGGCGATCCTTCTTTGATTGGCTCTATTGCTGATGTGACTTCTCGTCTTGTCACAGGTACGCCTACGGCTGACACTTTGAAGAAGATGAGGATTGTTGCTCAGATCATCAAGAAGAAGAACGAAGAGCGTCTTAAGGATGAAGAAAAAATGGCTAAACGTACTGCTACCAGAGCAGGAACGATTAAGCCTGAAGACATCGAAGATATTTTTCAGTTGAAACCTTCTCAACCCAAACAGATCACACTGAAGTCTGGTATTGTCGTTACCCGTGAGGATTAAATATGCCTACCTATACCATCAATGGTCAGAAATTCAAGACAGAACGAGAATTAACTGAAGCTGAATTAGAAGAACTGGCTAGCAGTGTTGGTGGTACTCCGTCAGGCACTCCCGGTCAGATCCCTGGCGCTGCTCCGGGCCAAGTAGCTCCTGCTCCTGTAGCTACAATGAGTGCTCAAGAAAGAGCAGTTCAAAACGCTCTTGCAGGGGCTGCTGCTGTGCCTCCGCTGGCTGCTGGTACTAGGGTGCTTCAAGGACTGTTTCAAGGATCTAAATTTGCTCCATACTTGTCTAACTTAGCCCAAGCTGTTATTCCAAAAACAGGTAAAGCATTGGCTGCTGAAGCTGCTATCGGTGCCGGTGGTGGTGTCGTTGGTGGAGAAGTTGGTCAGCAAGTTGCACAGAAGTTCGGTGAGCAGTATCGTCCTCTTGGCGAGATGGGTGGTGGCATGATTGGTGGTGTTACTACCAATACTGCTGTCCGTAACCTGCCTGAGATGGCTGCTGGTGTCATGGCAGGTCGTGGCTTAGGTACTGAGACTGCCCAAGTCAGTGACATGCTTGGTAGTGTTCGTGCTCGTAACAAGCTACAGACTGCTATGGAAGCTAATCCTTCCCTTGGTTCTGATCTTGCTGCTGCTAAGGAGATTGAGACTAAGTTAGGCGTTAAGTTGCCTATCAGTGCTGCTGCCAAGGCAGACACTACCCTCACTGGTCTGCTTGCATCTGAGACTTCCCGTGGCGAGAATGCAGCCTTTACTGCACTCATCAAGCGACAGGAAGATGAAGCACTGGCTGCTGTCAAGGAAGCACAGAAGAAACTTGCTGGCGATCCTCGCAATGCTGAACTTCGCGCAGAAGCAGAAGCAAAGAAGGTTGAACTGGAGAATGCTCGTAGGCAGACTGCTTTTGTAATGAAGCAGGAAAATGTTGCTAGACGCATTGATGAGATTGACAATAAACTTAATGAGTTGTCTAACTCTTCTTTTGGTACACTAGCAGGCAAGGAAGACGTTGGTAACCGTGTGCGTAACCTGCTTGATGCCAAGGAAGCAATTATCAAGAAGGAATTGAGTCCTCAGTATGACTCGTTGCTGAAGCAAGCCAAGGCAGATGGTATTGAGTTAGAGTCTACTCAAGTGGCTGCTCTGTGGAACTTCATCAAGTCTTCTAAAGCAGAGGATGTTTTTGCTAAGTTCCCGTCACTCTATCCTAAGATCACCGCTGTGTTTGCACCTAAGCAGGCATCTACGTTCAGCCCTAAGTTTGCTGAAAGGTATCCTAACTTAGTTAAGAGTGCTCAAGGGACTTATAAGCCTGCTTCTATTGAAGAGATTGACTCACTGAAGAGGGCTTTGAACAAGGCTATCGGTTCTAGCACTGACAGTGATCAGTTGCGTATGCTCGGCGCTTTCAAGAAAGAGTTTGATAATGCTCTGTCTTCATTGCCTGAAGAATTTATTACTTCTTATCGTAACTTAGACAAAGAGTATGCCAAGAGACTTGGTATTCCTTTCAGTGAAGCAGGAGTGGTGTCTGTAGACAAGGCTAGGTTTGTTGAGAACGTAGTACCTCAGTTGACCACTAAGCCTTCTGCTGTGCGTCAGATCCTTGCAGCTACTGACAATGCACCAGAAGCAGCAAAGATTGTTGAAGATGCTTTCATGATGAAGATTGGTCAGACACAAGGCATTGTGAGTCCTGATGGCGCTATCAATCCTTCTAAGTTGCGTCTGTTTGTTGACAGCAACAAAGAAGCCATTGATCAAGTTCCTGGACTTCGTGATAGGCTCTTGAGTCTGTCAACCAATGTTGCACAACTTAAAGATGCTCGTTCTGCTCTAGTAGAGCAACAGAAGAACGCTAAGGTTGAAGAGTTCTCTAATGTCTGGTCACAGGCCTTTGGTTCCCGTGGTGGGTTTGAAGGCTATGTTGAAAGTGCATTGAAGACCCCTGCTCAGTTGAATGAGTTGATCCTGTTAGCAGGAACCGACAAGAAGCTGCATCAAGGTTTGAAGAGTGCTATCCTTGATATTGGCTTGAAGAGTTCAGACAAGACTGGATTCTTTGATGACAATGTGAAGACTTTGAATACCTTGTTTGGACCAGAGTATAGTCAGCAAGTAAAGTTACTGTTGGACGCTTCTCAGAGGCTTGCACAGTTTCCGATGCGCTCTAAGATCAATCAGTCTATTACTCAGCAGACTGGATTCCAGCAGGCTACTGGTTCAAGACCTGAGCAGATTGCATCTGAGATTCGTAACCCTGTGTTGGGAACATTCAGAACTGCTGCTAATACCTTGAGTCGTTTCATTCAGAATCGTGCTACTAGGTCTGAGTCAGCAGAGATTCAAGAGTTCTTGGCTAATCCTTCAGCAGTTGCTGATGCGTCTGCTCTGGTAAAAGAATTGGAGAAGTCTGCTGGTAAGGCTACTGACAAGGCTATGAAGTTGGCTAAGAAGCTGGCAACTAATTCAGCCTCTGCCGGTATCTTTGGTGGCTTGGGTGCTGTGGTATCTGGTGAGGCAGGATTGTCTGCACGACAGCCTATCCAACAGTTCAACGAAGAGGAGCAATAATGGACTTCTTCTCAGGAGGTATTCTAGGCAGTCTCTTAGGTGGCTTGTTTCGTCTAGCTCCTGAGATCCTGAAGTTCTTTGATCGTAAAGATGAGCGTCTTCATGAACTAAAGATGTTCACCTTGCAGACTGATCTAGAGAAGATTCGTGGTGAATTCAGGATTGAAGAGCGTTACGTAGAGCATGGATCTACACAGCTAGAAGCCATCGGTAAAGCCTTTGAGCAACAAGGTGAAGCAGACAAGAAGGCCTGGAAGTGGGTTGCTAGTTTGTCTGCCCTTGTAAGGCCCGGAGTCACTTACATTCTCTTTGGGATGTACGTAGCCTATAAGATCATCATGATCACGTATGCTCTGGACTCTGGTGCTCCTTGGAAGGAAGCACTGGTGTCTCTCTGGACTGCTGAAGACTTTGGTATGCTCAACATGATCCTTACTTTTTGGTTTGTTGGGAGAACCATTGAGAAGTATCGTGGAAGCAATTAATATTGCTAGGGAAGCTCTTGTGAAGCCCTTTGAGGGTTATCACAAGAGACTACCTGATGGGGGCTGTAAAGCCTATCCTGATCCCGGCACTGGAGGACATCCCTGGACTATTGGTTATGGCTCTACAGGGCCTGATATCAATCCAGAGACTGTGTGGACTCAACAGCAGGCTGAGGATGCCCTTGATGAGCATCTGGAGTACTTCAACAAGGGTCTTACCAAACTTTCACCCAATATCACCCAATATCCTCGTCGTCACGCTGCTATCCTGTCCTTCTGCTACAACTGTGGCTTGAGGAACTATCAGATCAGTACGCTCAGGAAGATGGTTAATGAAGAACGATGGGATGAGGCTGCTTCAGAGATCCTGAAGTGGAACAAAGCTGCTGGAAGAGTCCTACGAGGACTAACCATCAGACGACAAGCTGAATCAATGCTGCTCAAGTAGCAGAAACAACAAAGCCCCTGTCAAGGAACCTTAAAGGAACCTTGTAGGGGCTTTTTTATTACCTATTCATTTGCTATTCGCGAATCACGTATGCTGATCATCGAACTTAGTCTTGGCAATGATGTAGTCTTTCACCAAACTACTGCGAATTATGTCATCGATGGTGAATTCAAACCTGCTGAACTGCTTCATGGTGTCACAGATAGTCAAGAACTTAGGGAGTCCAGATTTGTCATCCTTCTTCCGTAAGTCTGTCTGTCTGATGTCTCCACAGAAGATGATCTTACTGGTGTGACCTACACGGGTGATGATGGTATCTAGTTCCTCAAAGTTCATGTTCTGGAACTCATCCACTAGCAGGATACTGTTAGTGAATGTGGTCCCACGGATGAACGATGTAGACATAAACTCAGCATGTCCCTGCTCACAGAGTCGATCCCAAGCATCCTTACGACTGAACAAGTCTGAAGCAATCTGTCGGTATGGCTGAATGTATACCTCCATCTTGTCATCAGCGTTACCCGGTAAGTGCCCCATGTCTCGACCCTGTACGGAGCTACGGATCACAACAACCTTGTCATAAGGATTGCTACGATCCATAACCTCCTCCAAAGCCTTATACAGGGCAATGTAGGACTTCCCTGTGCCTGCTACACCGTGGAGACACATGAAGTAATCTCCCTTGTCGTAGGCATCAAAGAAGTCCTGCTGCTTGACTGTCTTAGGATGAATCATATTCATGTGATCCAACTTAAGTTTCAGACTCTGTGTCTGCTTGACAGGCGTATCGTCCTCTAGCTTCCTCCGCGTCACCATCAGATCTCACACACCCCAGCAGTACAAGCAAGCATCTGTGCTCCTTCCACGTTATCCTGACCTTCCTTGAAGGCTTCCCAGTTAATCCCAGTAGGCATTACAGCCATTATCTTCGTATACTCCTCTTCAGTGATAGACTCATAAGGAGCCTGCTTGTAAGTTCCTCCATCCATCGGCAGGAAACTAACACCAGTGATCTCATCAAAGTTATCCCACACCCAAGCACCAACCTTAGGCCATTCTTCTTCACGCACACTGATGGTCACAGAAGGCTTGTGCTCACAGTAGTGTCGTTGATACAACAACCACAGACGCAAGTGCTTAATAGCATCCAAATCTTCCCGCAGCAATGCCCCTGGAGCAACCTTCATTGGGAAGCTAAAGACAGTGGTGCTGTCAGGCTTGTAGAAGTCTGCTTCAGCAGGAAATCCTTGTGACTTCAGGAAATCAGTGAGAGGATCTTTGTTATCAGACCGTACACGACGAATATAGAAACTACTATGCTGAGGGTGAATACCGCTAGCAGTTCCCGCAAGCTGAGAAACAGTTCCCTCAGGCTTGATGGCAGTAATAGCGACAGAACGATTGATACCAATAGCATCAGAGAACTCAGCATTAGTAGCAACAGCAACACTACGAAGTTCCTCCAAGAAAGTAGGCAAGTGAGGAGCATCTGGATCATTCAACAACTTGTTGTCCAGAATACCTGTCATCGACACACCAAGCAACCGTTCCTCTTCAGTGTTCGTCTGCCAGATCTTACGCAGGTAAGGGAAGCTGGTCAGCGTCGATTGAAAAGTACCAAGGATAGTTGCCATAGCAACCTTATTCCTAAGAGACTCCACATTATCATCGCTACGAACAATGACGCTAGAAAGATTACAGAACTGATAAGGACGCAAGATAATCTCTGAACAAGGGTTAGTGCCCCACTCTTGATCTGCGTCACGGCGTCCATTCTTTGCTGCCTGTAGTTTACTTGCGTATCGGTTAAAGATTCCTCGCTCACCAGAGTGTGATTCATAGATGCTGGTCCACTCACGCATGAACTGACCAACAGTAGGCTTACTGTCGTACACAGCACTGTTGTTAGCTAATGCTCGTTGTCCGTTACCATCCCACCAGTTGCCTGCCTTAGCGTGAGCCATACGATCATCGCTCAGGTCAGACAGTGAGATCATTGCAGACCTACGGACTCCTCCCACGACCACAACTTCTCCAATCTTGCAGAGGATGTCGTGAGCCTCAAGGCTAGTAAGCCTACGACCAGCCGCACCTTTGAACTTGCTGACCACGTACTTAAAGAGTTCAACAAGTGGTTCAGGTCCGGACGCTCTACCACCAAAGGTCTTGAGTCGAGCACCCGCTGGGCGAACTCCTGACACATCCCATTTTGGGATCTCTCCAGCGTATAGCAAGGCAATAACCTGTCGTAGCGCCTTAGCCCATCCTTCCTTGGAATCCTTAACAACAATAGTAGACTCAGAATCGTAGAGCTTACAAGGAATCTCAGGGAGTTTATTGACATACTTCTGTTCTACACTAAAGCCAACACCAGTGCCACAAAGAAGAATATACATTGCTTCATCGAAGGCCTTCGGGTCATCAATCGGAAGATACGAACAGTTATAGCCTGCAACATTCTGACGCTCCAATGCTTCTCCACTTGTCATGATTGCACGCATACTTGGAACAACCTCAAGGTTTGTTACAGCCTCTTGCAGTCGTTCACGAAGACCTACAGGCATCTCATAGTTGTGCTTCTTACGAAGGTGTCCTTCCATGAAGTCAAAGTACCGTTCCACTGTCTCAGGCCAGTGTTCCCGTCGTCCCTTGTCGTCAAGGAACCGTGAGTAACGCGACTTGGCGATGTACTCGTTATAGCCGTTCATCTTAAATGTCATAGTTCTTCCTGTAGTTGTTCTACTTGGTCTTCAATAATGTCTGAGAATCGTTCTACGATGTCGTCACTCTTAATGTCTAAGAGTTCTAAAAGCGTAACCTCGTCAAGTCTCTTCAGGCATTCCTTAATCTCTTCAAACGTTCGTGGATGATTCAAGTTTGCTAATCTCCCTGTCAAGATACCATTGGGCCTTCTTCAAGTCCTCTAGCTTGTTGTTCTTATGATCTGATCGTGCCACATATTTAATCACATTAGCAAGCCTGAAGTTCAATCCCCATGCTTCAATAGCATCAATCACTTCAATGCCACCCTTAGTGTAATGCTTTGGGTGATTCACGTTATCTAGTGTACTTTCCACAATGCTAGCTATTGTAGGTTTATCATCAAAGACATTTTTAGCAATGAAGCGACTACTCCAGTCACATATCTCACAAGGCCTTTCGTTGTTACCAAAAGCCTCATAGAAGCAGTTCTTACAGCTTGTAAACTTAGTTCCCATACGTCATTCGTGCCTTATATGATTCAGGAAACAGCTCTTCGACAATCACAGCAATCTTCTGTGCTACTTCCCGTGTTTCTTTCTGAGTGTCTGGCTTCAAGCGCAGCGTCAACATGTCACAGAAGGCTCCTAGTGTTCCACTCCAGATCCACTCAGTCATGGTGTTCTGCGGTAGAACCATTCGTGCCTGCTCTGGACATGCACCGATACGAATTAGGTAGTTGTACTGTGCCAGTGCGTCAGAGATCAGTACATCCATTCCTTGTAACTTCTCTTTGTCTACAAGATCCTCACTGCTACCCTGCTTGACACTCTCTGCCCGCTTACGGATGTCAGGCATGTAGAACTCTGGTTCAGCATCGACGTATCGCCTACTAACTTCATTCCAAGGCATGAACTTGTGCTTCACTAATTGTCGAGCAACAAAGATCGGAGCCTTGACACGGAAGCTCATGAAGGCGTGGTTGAAGGGACTTAGGTGCTTATGCTTTGCAAGGTAGTTTAGCAGCTTCCTGTCCTTATCAGGAAGAACCCGAACATCATAATCGTCCCAGTCATATTTGCTTTCCTTGTTGAAGGACACCCGTGCAGCATTGACGATGGTGACGTCATCACCACAGTATGTGATCAGTTCTGCGTTAATGTCAGCTACGTTCATACTTCCTCCGTAGGTAGTCGATGCTC